TTAAAAAGAAGCCAGTAGAACAGGTCGTAGCACCTGTTAAGGAAAAGAAACCTCGCACTCCCAAAGTAAAAGAACCCATCAAGGAATTAACCGAGAAGGAAAAAGCAACCGCGGCAGGTGAACCTTACGTTCAGATTTTAAGTATGGATGTTGATCCTGAGAACATCAATGCAGGTTCTTTTGACCTTGACTATAATGACAAATTCATTTTGAATCTGATTCGTGCAGGATACAAGATGCGTGATGACGATACTGATTATGATATACTAGATCGTTGGTGGGTCGAAATTTGTAGGAATACAGTTTTAGCTGTATATGAACAATCAATTGCGGGCGAACCTGAGCATAGAGATTTGCGTAAGATGAACTCAAAAGATATTGGAAATGGGCGAACAGAAGTAAGTTAATCAACTTGTTAATGTTGAAATAAAACAACAGTATTACATTTTTCGGTTGACAGTATAACCATACTGTGTTACATTAATCATTGTATTAATTCATGCGGGGTAGAATGTCTGTAAATCAACAAATTGATGTTGAGGTAATCTCAAAGTTAAAATCTTTTGAATGGGATTTTATCATTGATTTTGCCTTGAACCATGTCAATAACATTAGAGGTAATCAATACAATTTCTTACGAGGTGGATTGATTGAAGATGTTATTGCTGAACAAGATGATGAACTTGAATTTGTGGGTGAAAATCACAAAGATTTTGAATGGCATCGTTTTGGTATATCACTTGAATGTAAGTCATTGTTAAACAATACAATGTACGACAGACGAGGAAAATTAAAAGATAATTTTGCAATTAAATTATGTAGCCTGCGTTCTAAACGTAAAATAAAACCAAATGAAATTTGTGATATAATTTTAGTTATTATGAAAGATGGCTCATTCATAATACCCAAACACGTTGCTATTCATAACACTATACAAAAAGGGAATCAAATTGATATTGTGATTGGATCAAAGCATATCATCGAAATTTCAGGTCCAAAAAACTTATCAACAGTAACTCAAAAAATTGATATTAATGAAATGGTAAAGAATTTTCAAAAAACACTAATTGACAAAGCAAGACAAAATTTCAATCGTAGAACTAAACTTGAGGTATAATTTATGACTAATCAAACAGGAGCTCCAATGACACAGAAAAAACGCACATTTACTCCACGTAAAGGTAAATCTACTCTTAGTAAAATCGATAATGTTTTTACTAAACAAATTGATGAATTCATCAAATATAGTATCTCTGATGTGGGCGATGATTTATTGAAAATTCAACAGTTAAAAAATGCCTTAACAACTAATAAAGCAAATGATGTTGCTAGTACTGATCCTAACTATGATCCAAAGAATATGGGTAAGGCATGTCAAACTAAATTGGGTGACCATCATTGGCTTGAAATGATTCAGAGGCTTGTTGATTTTCGAAATTTGTTAAAAATTGCACAAAATTTCAGATTTAGTTCCTTCACTACGGTTTATGCTGTTAAACACAGTTGGCTTAACTATTTGATTACTGTAGACGGATTCCATCATCTGTTAGCTCTTTATGTTAATATTAGAGCAGGTAACGTTAAAGGTTGGGATCCAGAAGATTGGAGAGATTTCCCTATACCTACAATGCTGTGGGAAACTGATGATGCAAGTTTCCCTCTGCGTATTGCATGTGAAATTAATGGCGGAACCCAATTATTTTGGAGTGATATTGAACATTTGCGATGCAATAGCACTATTGCACGGCTTTTCCCTAACTATGCTAAGGCAGAAGATATACTAGCACTTGAGCAGGTTTCGGCATGCTTAAACGAAGGGCATAGCGTTCCACTTCACTATAAGCATAAAAATGCTAAGATTAAAGAAGCAATTACTCATATTGGTGCAATCGTCAGCAACAAAAATATTCCTAGACTGAAATATATTTTACAAGAAAATTATAATCACTGGCCTCAAGATTCACGAAAATCAGGTATGTTTGGTTTTTACGGTAATATCTTTGACCACTTACCCGGAATTTCAAAAAGTCAGATGAATGATTACCATTACATTATTGATAATGTATTTGGATCATTGGATGCGGCTAAATCCGCAGTCACAAAAGCAATGACTAAATTGACAGCATTATCAAATGATAATTGGCAACCTTCAGGTAAGGATAATGCATTATTAGCAATGGTAGAAATAATTTATAAAGACTATCTATTGGGTTCGGGTAAAATAACCGGTGCTAGAGGTGGTTATGCATACGTAAATTCTAAAAACAGTACACTTAATGTTGTAGATGCACTTATGCAATTACCAAACACAATACATGCTGTAAAAATTAAATCCTTGTGACTTGACAAAATCTAAATATACGTATATAATACACACATGACAAAACGTTACGCACTCATCGATACGGCAAATACCTTCTTCCGTGCAAGACACGTGGCATCACGTGGTGCTACTGCCGAAGAAAAGGTTGCATCAGCATTACACATAACACTAGCCAGTGTTAATCAAGCAGTAAGACGCTATGGAATTGATCACGTTGTTTTTTGCTTAGAGGGAAGGTCGTTTCGCCGTGACTTGTACGCTCCTTATAAAAGGAATCGTGTGGTAGATGCTATGTCAGTTACTGAGGAAGAAAAAGCCGAATCTGAATTATTTTGGGGCACATATGAAAAGTTTTGCACGTACATTCGAGAGAAAACTAACGTCAGTGTACTAAGGCATGAACGTGCTGAGGCAGATGACATCATTGCAAGATTCATCCACTTGCACCCCGAGGATCATCACTGGATCATTTCAACAGACACCGACTACGACCAATTAATCACCGAAAAAGTTTCAAGATATTCAGGTGTCGCAGGTGAACTTGTTACGCTTGGTGGATTTTTGAAAGAGAATGGGAAGCCGATACTAGATAAGAAAACTAAAGAGCCTAAACTACTAGGAGATCCTCAATGGTTACTTTTTAAAAAATGTATGCGGGGAGACAGTAGCGACAATATTTTTTCAGCATGGCCAGGTGTGCGTGAAAAAGGTACTAAGAATAAAGTTGGCTTGATGGAAGCATACGAGGATCGTACTAAGCAGGGCTATAAGTGGAATACGGTAATGTTGTCCCGTTGGCTGGACCACGAAAATGTCGAGCATCGGGTTAAAGATGACTATGAACGTAATCGTATGCTGATTGACTTAACTGCACAACCTGACGAGATTAAACAATTGGTTGATGAATCAATTCACAATGGTGTTCGTACAACTACAACATCTCAAGTTGGTATACACTTTATGAAATTTTGTAACAAATACGAATTGACTAAGCTCAGTGAACAATCAGAAACATATTCACGGTGGCTTAACAATCCCTATACAGGTGTACTCAATGGATAAGAAAATTAGAATTAATTTAGCCGGCATTGATGAACTTGACGAACAAACATTGGGTATGTTGATTGACGGGCTTGTTGAACTATATCAAGAAAAATATGGATTAGATATTTTACTTGACGAACCAGACAAACCCGAGTATGATGCAGAGAACTTGGATGTTGTAAAAGATTACTTGAAAAAATTTAGATTACAATGAATGAGAAAATAACTTATTATAAAAAAGTGGGTCGTAGATACAGGGCCGTGTATGAGTACGACCAAAAACTTAGTGATGCATTACCAAAAGGTACTCATCTAATACAGGTTTATCCAGGTGGAAAATTAACACGTTACAATATAAACCCTGCACATGCACCAATGATTGCGGCTGGTCGTGTAGCAGAGGATAAGATTAGTGAGGTAATTAGAAAAGCCACTGACATGCGTCCTGCTAGTAAAGAAACAAAATTAACAGAAGAACAAATACGTTGCTGGAATGAACTAAGCAAAGCGTTTGGTGAAGATAACCACGCATTACAATGGCCCAGTGCTAGGGAAGCCTGTGAGGAAGCAGTCAAGGCAATGCAAGAGGAAGCAGAAAAACTACTAGCTGTGCCAGCAGTTAGAAAAGCCTATGAACATTTCTTGTTTGTAGCAGAATTAACCAAGGATACTAAAAATGAATCTAATAGCTAAACCAATTATTAAAAATCAATATTGGGTAGTCACTGATGGTGACAAAAAAGTTGGTAATGTTATTCAAGAGGGTAGTGAATACAAAGTTAAACTCAACAACAAAACTGAACTCTATGATAGCACCAAGGCTATTGAAAAACTTAAGCATATAGAATTTGAGAAACTTGCAAAGGTCAAACCCAAGGACACTAGCCCGCCCTTTGCAGTCTTCCCAACAAGTAGAAATAAAATCTATAACAGCGTATTAGATGTCAAGCGTAAGTTACATTTGTACACTACTACCCCAAAAAGCAAGTGTTACTATGTTGCTGGTTGGTTTGCTATCAAGACCGGTGCTGAGTATGTTGCTACTTTTTGTCCTAAATACATATTTGTTCAACGGTATAATTACAAAGGACCGTTTAACTCTGAGGTCGAAGCAAATAGTAGCATAAATACTCTATGAATCAAATAAAAAAATTTATTGATAAAATAACGGTCATAGAAGGACGTCAAGCACGGGAAGTTGTACTTACACTCAATGATGCCAAAGAATTACGTGATGAAATTATGAAAATTCTATTGGATAATCGTGAGTACAATAAAGAACCCGAAACTATTAAAGTAGTGATGCAGGGCGGTAAATGGTAAATTAATGAGCAGAACACAACCCAAAGTTATATTAGAAATAACAGATAAAGTCACATACAA